TGGGTGCGTTTAACCATCGCTTGTAGGTTCTTAAAGCGCGCTTCTTTTAGGTGGCACCCATTCAACACCTCTTCCTCGGTTAGAAGATCAACAACAACTTTTTCAGCGTTTGTAAGCTTAATCAAATTGTCTCCCATCTCCTGCTCGATTTCCTCAACATCCTCCAACGCATAAGGATAATCGACCCGAGGTCGCGCCGCTCGACTTAGCTCACGCTTCATGAGCTGTATGGAATCCATCCCCTCACACCTGTCATCATTCTCCTTTCCAAGAAGAGCAGGCTGGACATCACAACTGTCCAAAATAGATTCCGACCAAATCGGTGAAAGCACGTACTTCGTTGAAGAAGCAACGCTGCCCATGGCATGTTCTGTCAACCCAACATACTCATAACCTTCACCGAGATCAGTACCAATTGCCATTTGGCCTGATGCTTGCTTTGCACTTGGAGCATCCTCCTTCCTCTCATCGGAGATACGATCATAAAGACCGTTGATATACTCACGAAGAAACATATCCTTGCCTAAAGGAATGCCTCCACCTTGTTCCAGACTTCCTGAAACAACCTTCATCGTGTGCATACTGATGATTTTGGGCTGTCGATTGTGCCCAACTCCAATGAGGACTGCTCCACAGTCACCATTTCGCACCTTTTGATACAATACCTGCGCTGGTATGTACACATCCTTTTCTGGAGATGTTGGATCAGAACGATATTTGATCTCTTCCATCTCCACCTCCGCTCCATCAAAGATGTAATGTTCAAAAGGCTGATCAACACCTGCCTTCATAAAGATGAATGTATCGAATTCATCCATAGACTCAGGGGTGACCATATCCATGACATGCTGAGTAATCTTCGGAAAATTGGATTGATTATTTTCCTGAAGAGGCACATCATAAAAACACCAGTCAACATGGAGATGCTGACGATCCCCACCACCTTTGGGGGCAACAAAATCGGATATCAGGAGACGAGCTGGATCAAAAGGAAAATTGATCTCAGCAACACTCGTCTTCAGGCAAAGTTTAGTACCTTTCCTGATCCAATCCGATGCATTTTTGTCGTATGTACCCTTCACTTCGCGGAAGAAGTGCAAAGGCATGAGAAGCCAATTCCCATCAACAAAGATTCCATACATCCTGTAAGATGTTCCATTCTTTTGTCGGTACATACGAGCACAGTTCTTTCCAATCTTCCGAATGATTTGCGAAGATGAAAAGATTTGTTGGTGATGATCCTTCAAAGCATCATCATCATCACCAATTGCTTCATAAAGTTCTTCCTGCTTTCTCACCAGAACTTCATCAGGACTTTGCGCACCATCAGCAGAAGCATGTAATCTGCGATGATACTTTGTGGAGTTAGAAACATGGCGTCGAGATTTGCCACGTTTTCCTCCACCAAGTTCATCAGCATCCCCATAACGACCCTTACCACGGGAATACTTACGATGTGCTCCATCCGCAACAACCGTATCCTCCTCTTCCTTGCCTTCAGGGACCGGTTCAACTTTCTCGCCCATGAAGTAACTTGCTAGCTTATAAAGCCCAAAAGCTGCAGCAAGCACTCCTGCGATCTTCACTATGTACGAGATGGCCCTCTCAATGTGCGGGAAGCGACATTGAAACGCAACAGCCTTTTCCTTAATCCAGTAAACTGAATCACCAAGCTTCTCATACACAACATCCATCTTCAACCCATAAAATAAGGCCGATCTCACTTTGTCGAAAAAGCGGATAGCCAATTGAGCCATTTTACGGGGAAGAGCCAAAACAGACAAGATTCTCTTCGAGTGGGAGATAAGATGAAACTTATCCTGAGCTGCCCACTCACGCAACCAGTCCAATCTTGACTTTCCATTGATATACTGACGCACACGCTTCACCTGATTCCCTTCAGCGTCAGTCTCCACAACCTCCCGATAGGCAATATCGGGCTCATGAAA